GAGCTGCGCGCGACGGCGTTCGGCGATGTTTCCGAGAAGTACGTTGCCGGATTGGGCGAGTACTCGGTCGAACTCGAGGTGTACCAGTCGTTTGCATCGACCGAAACCTGGGCAACCCTCAAGGCCCTTGTCGGCACCACAACGACCGTAACGGTCAAGCCCGGCAGCGGCGCAGCCAGCGCAACCAACCCGGAACTCACCCTCACCGGGGCGTTCCTGGCAGAACTCCCAACCAACTTCTCGCTCGGTGCCCTCACGACGGCCAGCGTCGTGTTCCACGGCGGCACCTACAGCGAAGTCACCGCGTAACCCACGCACCACGAAAGGTAGCCCGACATGCGTTTATCGTTGCGTTACGAACGCGAACAGCAAGTACACGAGGTCACAACCAACCTGGCGGTCATCGTCGCATGGGAACGCAAATTCCGTGCAAAGGCCGCCCAGTTGGCAAACCAGATCGGTGCCGAAGACCTGCTGTACCTGGCGTTCGAGGCGTCAAAGCGTTCCGGCATTGTCGTCCCGGCCGACTTCGACAAATTCGTTGAGACAGTCACCGACATCGAAGTCATCGACCAGGAAGACGAAAACCCTACCCAAGCGGCACCGTCCGCAGATCACTAGCCGAAATGCTGGTGGCCCTGCATTGGTGGCCACCCGACGTAGAGTTCGACCTAAAGGACCTCAACACCGTCGCAGCGGTCCTCAAAGACCAGCAAAGGCAACGACGTGGCCGTTAGCACATTCGAGATTCACGGCATTCAAGAGGCCCTGAAAACCCTCAACGAACTCGATCGCACACTACGCCGACAAATCACTAAAGACATTCAAGGCGGCGCAGGCCGCAAACTTGTCACCGCCGCCAGGGCACTAATCCCAACCAAACCACCGCTATCGGGTATGGCCCGGTCACCGTTGATCGGCGGCCGCGAAACAACCCAATGGGACCGCGGCCAAGTCGAACGCGGCATACGCACGATCGTCGGCCAGCGTGCCCGGCCACCTAAAACGATCACGTTTAGCAACGGGCGCACAGCGCGGTTTGAGGGCAAACCGTATTCGTTGCTGGTGTTGCAACAAAAAGACGCAGCCGGTGCGATTTGGGATCATGCGGGCATTGGCAAATCAAACACGGTGTTTGTTCAGAACCTGTTGACCGAGGGCGATCACGTCGGCCCAGCCGCCGCGCCCCGCGTCCTGCAACCCGCAGCCGAACAGACAACCCCCATGATCGAGGACGAGGTGCGTACAATCGTTGGTGACGTAATGCGCATCATCAACCGAAAACTGGTGTAACCGTGGCCATCAACATTCCCATTTTTTCCAGCCTGGACACCAAAGGGTTCGACCGCGCCAAAAAAGAATTCCAATCCCTCGAGGGGTTCGGGGCTAAAGCCGGGTACATCGTCAAAAACGCCATGCTGCCGATCGCCGCGGCCGCGGGCACCGTCGCAGCCGGACTCGGTGTGGCGGCCAAAGCGGCAGCCGACGACGAGAAAAGCCAGGCACAACTCGAGCGGCAGCTGCGCGCAACACTCGGTGCGACCGATGCACAAATCAGCGCGATCGGCGACTACGTCGACAAAACCCAGTTGAGCCTGGGCGTAACCGACGACATGGTGCGCAGCGGCTTGGGCACTCTTATCCGGGCAACCCGCGACGCAACCAAAGCGCAAGACCTAATGAACCTCGCTATGGACATATCCGCGGCGACGGGCAAGGACTTGGACAGCGTCTCTTTGGCATTGAGCAAGGCATACCTGGGTCAGTTCACGGCGTTGCAGAAACTGGGCATACCGCTAGACGCGAACATCGTCAAAACGAAAGACTTCAACAAAGCCACCGAGACACTCACCGACACGTTCGGGGGCGCGGCCCAGGCAAACGCAAACACGTTCACCGGCCGCGTGCAACGTCTCAAAATCAGGTTCGACGAAATGATCGAAACAGTCGGCTACAAAGTGCTGCCGCTACTGACCGACCTGGTTGACAACATCACGAAACTAACCGACGCGTTCGGTGAGGGCGGCGCGGCCGGTGCGCTGCGCGCATTCCGCGGCATGATGCAGGACCTAGCCCGGTCTAATGACGGCACCATCAACTCATTCGGCACCCTGATCAACGCGCTCATTACGGTCCGTAACGCGGTCGCCCACGTCCTCAACGCATTCATACGCCTGTACAACGTCATTCCAATCCTGGACGACTTGCCGACGATCGACACGCTCGAGCAACTAGGCACCAACCTGGGCGACTTCTACAAGTCATTCAGTAGCGCAACCCAGGCCGCCGAGGCGCAACGCAAACTGAACAGTTACATGGGCCCGGTGGCGGCCCGCAACATCGAAGAACTGGCCAAATACCAGGACGCCTACAAGTCGCAGCTGCGGGAAACCGTCGACGCCGAAGACGACATGTCGACCGCGTCGGGCGGCTCAAGCAAGAAACTGCAACAGAAAAAGAAAGACCTGAACGACGCCACAAAGGCGGCCAAAGAGTACGCCGCGGCGTTGGGCGACGCAGTCGAAACGGTTCGGGACCAATTCAGCCCGGCGTTGCAGGCCGCCAACGAACGGCTCACCGACGCCCAGGGAATTTATAACGACTACTACAAGTCGATTCGTGACGGTGTCACCGGCATCATGGACATCGGCACCGCTTGGTCCGAGGCCGCCAACAGCGAGGGCGCAAAAACATTCTTCGGCGTCCTGAAAGACCAAGCTGCGAAAGCCCAGACCCTTGCCGGCAACCTCGAGACGCTGATCGAAAAGGGCCTGACCGACCCGACCCTGCTGCAGTCAATCCTAAACCAGGGTGCGGATACCGGGCTGGCGATCACCGAGGCCATTCTGCAGGGCGGCGAACAGGGCCTGCGCGACATCAAATCGTGGACCGACGCAACAACAACCGCGGCCGAAAAACTGGCCAAAATGTCAGCCGACAAATGGTTCAAGTCTGGTGTCGATCAGGCGCAGGCCGTCGTCAACGGCATCAACAGTCTGATTGCCGACACCGAATTCGCGCTCAAGTTTGTGGTCACGATCGAGGGCGCAGAACAGTTGGGTGGCATGTTCGGGGCCAACGCGGCCACGGTCATGGGCGGCGGCACAGCTGCACCAATGTTCAACCCAGCCGACTTTTCGGCGGCGGCCTTTATGGCCCTGGGTCAACCGGCTGGCAACGTGCGGACCTCGAGCGTGAACATCAACGTGAACGGCGGCGATCCGCTGGCCGTCGTGGACGCGTTGCGCACCTACCAGTTCCAAAACGGTTCTGTCCCGGTCAGGACGCAGTAGCCGTGCCCCGGTTCTCTTGGACTGCCAAATACGTGCTGTCGGGCGGTGCCACCTACACGATTACCGACATTCAGGCGATACAAATCAGTTGGGGTTTGCGCAACATCACCGACGTTTGGGCACCCGCCAAGATCGTGATTGACGGCCGCAACCCAGGCCAATTCACGTCGGTCCCCATCAAGATTGACCAGCAACTAAAAGTCGAAATGTCAAGCACCAGCGGCACACCGACCGTCACCGGCAAACCGATGTTCTACGGCTACATCAGCGACATCGCCTACAACTACGACTTTGTCACCAACGGCGACACCTGGCGCATCGAGGGCGAGGGCACGTCAGCCAAGATCGGCCGCAAAACAGGCGACGCGACATGGACCGCAGGCAACAACATTGAACAGGCCGTCGAGGCGTTCAACCCCCCGGTCACGATCAACGGCTACGACCTCGGCAGCGAAGTCTCGGCACAAACATTCACCGACACCCAATTCGGCAACCTGCTCGGCATTCTGCTGCAAATGGAACAAGGCGCGATCGGTGAAAGCAACGTAATTGTTGACTTGTACGGCCGCAATTACACAGCCTGGCAGGGATACACCTGGTCTGACGGCACAATCGCGCGGCCGTCATACATCAAATATGACAACATCAGTTTTGGCAGCCGGGCACAGAACTACTCAAACAAGGTCATTGTCAGCCCGCAAGGTTTGGCTGAACAGTCGGCGGGTACCGGCGACCGCGTCTTTGCGTTGAGTACCTACGACCAAACAACCAGCCAGGCGGCCGACCTAGCGAACTACCTGAACGCGTCGCTTATTCTTCAAGAGGGTCAACCAATACAAATATCAGCTGTTGATTACGCCCAGGACAATAACTATCTGTCGTCGATGGGTTACGCGCCAAAACCGTGGTCTGACATGAGCATTGACTTCCGCGGCAATTTCTACCAGGCATACGCGATCGGCGGCACCATCAGCGCGACACCCGATGGGGCGCGGTTTACGTTCAACCTAATCCCGCAATCCGTCAAGGATTTCCTTATCCTGGGCAGTACATCTAAAGGCATTCTCGGCACAAGCAAACTGGGGTTCTAATGGGAGTCAAAACATTCACAACCGGCGAAGTCCTTACAGCCGCCGACACCAACACCTATTTGGCGAACAGCGGCCTTGTATTTGTCAAACAAGTTACGGTCGGTTCGGCCGTGTCGTCCGTAGACGTGACATCGTGCTTTTCGTCAACGTACACCAATTATCGAGTGCTGTTGAACAACATCGGCGGCTTGACTGGCGGCATGAACATGGGCGTTCGTTTGTTGAGCGGCACGACTGCAACAACGACGGCATACTACGGAGTGTTAATGTACGCGTCCGTGACGGTTTCTGGCGCATACGCAAGTGCAACAGATAATAATGGCAGTTCATTTAGTTTTGTTGCATCAGTCGGACTTGGCTCTGTTTGTCAAAGTGCGTTCGACATTGGGTCGCCCTACGAAACAAAACAAACCAACATTGGGCCAAGCAACTTTGTAGCCACAGTCGGGAAAACCGACATTGGTTATTACGTCGGCGGCCTCTATAACACCACGTCATATGACGGTTTTCGCGTTTTGCCGAATGTTGGAACGATGACAGGCGGCACAATTACCGTCTACGGATACAGAATGGGATAGCAATGCCACGCGTACAAATTGACGATGAAATCATTGAATTGACCGACGACCAAGCCGAAGACGGTGGCTACACCCCGACCGGCATGAGCAACTATCAAAGCGCATCAACACCGCACAAGGAGACAACTACAGAATGATTTGGCGCGCCGCGTTTGCGGCGTTGATCATCACAGCCGTCATGGTGGCATGCACCGTGCAACGGGTCCCGACCGAGTGTTACACAACGTCGACAACAACCACCATTAGAACCAAAAACAAGGCGTTTGGCTACACGCCAACCAGCGTCGTTACCCGGAGTATTGAATGCTGAAAAACACAAAACCCCGTTACAGCGCAGACGAACTGAACATACGACTGCGGTTTATCGTCGGCATTGTCTTGGCTGTTGTGCTGGCGGGCAGCGTCGGCATGATGCTATTTGGATTGCTGTTCGTTTATCAAGGCGAACTCTCAAGCGTTGACGCCGAATTCTTCAAGCTGCTCAACCCAGTCGTCATGTTCTTGACCGGCACCCTGTCCGGCGTGATGATCGCCAGCGGCGGCAAACGCGACCGCGACGGCGACGGGGTCCCTGATGAGTAGGCCCTACACCGGCCGCGCCGACGTACCCGCCAAAGGCAAACGGCCCGGTACAGAAAAACTGGTCCAACTACTCTGCAAAACTTATGGGTTTAGGAACCTGGGCACGTTCGGTGTCAGACCAATCCGCGGTGGGACGCTGCCCAGTATCCACGGTTCTGGCCGGGCGGCCGACCTCGGTTGGGTTGACCCGATCGCCGCGGCACAGGTCGCCAAATGGCTGGTCGCCAACGACGACGCGTTCATGCTCGAAGAGCTGCACGATTACGCCGGGACAACCAAACCGGGCACCGAGACGTGGGGCCGCGGCTGGCGATGCGATCGCGGCGGCAAACCAGGCTGGAAAAATTACACAGCGACTAACAACGCCGGGACCCCCGGCAAGTCGTCCCGCTGGTACCACATCGAGATTGCCCCAGCCCTCGCCGACGACGACCGGCTGGTTGTCAAGACCTGGAAAACCCTTACAAAACTTGACGTTTGGGTCGGTTCACCCAAAAAGTGACCAGCCACGGTTAGGGTTTTTCCTGTCCCGACGACAGGCAGGTACCCACCATGCAACCCTTGACGATCAACTACGCCGCGTTCACCGGCTACCTACCGCCCGAGGCGCAGCCCCGCGACCGGCAAGTGCTGGTCCAAGTGTTTGTTGACCCGGACAACAGCACCCCGATTCTGGTGACGTTGTCGACCCGCCGCGGCCCCCACGAAACGTGGTCCCAGCCCGTCGACCTGGTGCGCGCCCAATGAGCCGCCGCCCCGTGGCGGCCCTGATTGCCGTCTGTATAGCCCTCACAGCCCCGCAAACCGCCCAGGCGTATTACGACACCGACACGCGAGCCTGCGACCGTGTAGCCCGCGTCGCCCGCCAGGTCGGTTGGCCGGTTCGTGAGCTGCGCGAAGTGCGCCGAATCGCTGCACGCGAGAGCCATTGCAACCGGCTGGCACACAACCGGCTTGACCCCACCATCTACGGCAGCCGCGGGGCGATGCAGATCAACGGGTCAAACGTCCGGTACCTGGTCAACGTGCGCATAATCCGCAACGCCGACGACCTGTTCAACCTGCGACGCAACCTGCGGGCCGCCCTCGAGTTGTGGCGGCTGTACGGGTGGCGGCCCTGGGCGGGACATTCGCACACCCCGTAGCCAAAGTGTGTTATGTTCCAAACACCTATCCCCGACAATAGGAGAACCTAGTGAGCGCATTTAGCGAAATTGACCTGGTTACGCAGGCGATCGTGCGCAAGACGCACGCCGAAAAAATCACGCTGACCACACAGCAAACCATTGACCGTTTGTGGCAGATCGCATTGGCGGTCGGCATGGAAGACGGCGAACAATACCAGACCGTGCGCAACGCAATCGCATGGCTCGAGGTGATGCGCAATGGCTGACAAATTCATCTTCGGGCTGTTGCTCATCGTGTGCGTCGGCATGTCCGTCGCAATGATCATCAACGCCATCACAGCCGACGACGACCCGCACGGCAGGTGGGAATAATGCCCGGCTACATCAGCGGCCCAAACGACTGGGAAGAAAACACCCTGTTTGCCGTACCACCGGCACCGATCGAGCGGCCCCACGCACCGTGGCGGCGCGACGCAAAAGACACCAGCCGCCGCGCAGGCCAAGACGCGTTAGGCCGATCAGGTACCCAGCGACGCAAAATCTACGACCTGGTGTTTCTCGAGGGCAGCCGCGGCATGACCAACGACGAAATCGGCACAGCACTCAAACTGCCCCCGCAATCCGTGTCGGCCCGCGTCAACGGCCTAGTCGCTGACGGCCACCTGTACGACTCCGGGCAACGCCGCACAACGCAATGGGGCCGCGACGCGATCGTGTGGTGCGCCCAATGAACCTGGCGAAACTTTGGCGTCAACGCCGCTACCTGATCCACGAACTGAACGACCGGCTACTGCGTTTGCAGGAAACCATCAACAACCGCAACGACCTGATACGCATGCAGGACGAGGAAATAACCCGCCTACGTCGCGCATTGCGAGACGCTGAAGAGGCGGCCGAATACTGGCAGAGCAAGGCGGCCAACCCATGAGTTACGACCTATCTGACTACGTCGACGTAAAGACACGCCTAGTGCAGGCCTTTGAGAAGTATCCGCAGCTGCGCATCACCGAGCATCGCCCGGTGCCTGTCCAGGTTGGCGACCAGATCATGATTGAGTGTGCCGTGACCGTCGCCCGCGACCCCGACGACCCGGTGCCCGTGACCGCGTACATGTACGAACCGTTTCCCGGCCGCACCCCGTACACCAAACTGTCCGAACAGGCCAACGGCGCAACCAGCGCATTAGGCCGCGCTCTCGGTTACATGGGGTTTGGCATCACAGCATCGTTGGCGAGCGCGAACGAGGTCCGCAACCGGCAAGAACAGCCCAGCCGCGTCGACCAGATTGAGGACCGACGCCAAGCCAAAGTCGGCGGCAACGCTCGAGCCACACAGGGACAAATTGACCTGATACGCAACATGTCGGAAGAACGCGGCCAAGACGTTGACGAGGACGCGCTGACCGAACTGTCATTCGACGGCGCACGCGAAATTATCAACCACCTGAAGACGATCGCAAAGGTCAAAAAATGACCGCGGCCCTAGACATGACCGAACGCCAATTTCAAGACACAGTCGTCGACCTGGCGGCCTTTCACGGGTGGCGCGTACACCACGTCAAACCAGGCATGACCAGCCGCGGCAACTGGCTCACCAACGTCCAGGGACACGTCGGTTTCCCCGACCTTGTCCTGGCGCACCGCGGCCAAGCCGCCGCGGGCAAACGATTGGCGATCCTGCCAACGCTGATATTCGCTGAACTAAAATCACGCACCGGCAAACTGTCGAAGCATCAACTTGACTGGGGCAACGCGCTGAACGCAGTCCCTGGTGTTGAATACCATGTGTGGCGGCCAGTAGACCTGGAACGCATTCATGACCGATTGAGGGGCCTGCCGTGGCAAAACTGACCGACGAAGAACGCCAACAGATCAGAGCCGCGTTCAACCGCCTGGCCGACATACAGGCTGACGCGGTGATCGCCAAGATTGAGGCGGCCAACACGACCGTAATGATCGACGTGCCCGGCGACCCGTGGCGACACTTCGGGGGCCGCAATGACGCCTGACGAAATTGGCCGCATGCAAGGCACGCTCGAGGGCGCGTTTCCGAACAGCAAACTGTCACCAACCAAAGTGTTTGACGCCTGGTGCCTGTCGAAAGTCCTGATCGAGTACCCGAACCAGCGACGCGCAGACCTCACCCGGTATGTCATCGACAACGCCAAAGAATTTCCCACCCTGGCACAGATCGAATCGGCGGCCCGTCTAATCCTGCGGCGTGAGGCACCGAAGATTGACCGCTGCCTGATGTGCGACGACACCCTGTGGATTCATTACGAACCCACAGACAAATTCCACAGCGACGGCAGCCGCGTATTCGACGGCGAACCATTCACGACACGACACGTCAAAGTCGTCGCCGGCAAAGAACTCGAGTACGCCTACAACGGCATGCCCGTCCAGTACTCGCAACCACAACCCTGCCCGGTGTGTAACCACTAGCCGCGGCCACACAACCTAACCATGCACAAGGCCGTTCCACCGTGGCAGGTGGCGGGGCATGTCGCCCGGGAACGGGCAACTGTCGCATGCCCGTCAAAGAGCTGTAGTGAGCCAGGGCGGCCATGTGCGCCCGGTCTAAACAGCGGCCGAGACAACACGAATGGGAACCCCGTGAGGCACAGGGGTGGGGGTCACAAGTCCAAGTCTCGCTCGAGCAAGGAAACACACACATGGCAGACATAAGAAACCACGCCGAATACAAACGCAACCGAAGCTTGCTCTTGAAAGATCACCCAGTGTGTGTGCTATGCGGCGTCAACGCAGCCACAGAGGCAGACCACATACTCGAAGCTGACGCAGGCGGCACCAACGCGCTCGAGAACCTGCGCCCAGTCTGCAAACCCTGCAACTCGAGACGCGGCCAGGCATACCGGGTACGCAAAGAACGCGACGGCGACGGCCTCATCATCGGCAGCCAAACGCCGCGGCCAAACGCAAACAACGACGAAACCACTCAAAGTGTTTTTTATGGCGGCGGCCAAACGACCCCGCACCTTCTAAAACGTATATCCCATAAGGATTTGCCCGAACTGGCGGCGACTGGCCACGACCGACCGCGATTGGAAACGACCACTCTGCGTGACGCCGAATCAGCCGCGGCCGAGATTGGGGAGTTCTCCAGGGCGGTCCTGGGCGTGACCCTCGAGCCCTGGCAGCTGCATGTCGCGGCTGGTATGACGCAACAGATTGACGGTGATTGGGTGTGCCGATCGTCGTTGGTTTCGGTCGCCCGACAGAACGGCAAAACAACTTTGATGTCTGCGCTGATCGGCTGGTGGCTTTCCACTCAGGGCACCGCTCGAGGCCGCCCACAAGTCGTGCTGTCGACGGCACACAAACTGGACTTGGCCGCGTCGCTGTTCAAGTACCTGGCCCCAATCCTCGAGGCCAAAATGGGTGCCCGCGTCATGCGGTCGTATGGCCGCCAAGAACTCGAGATGCCGGACGGGTCGATGTGGATTGTCCGGGCGTCAACACCTCAGGCCGGTCACGGCTATTCGATCGACCTGATCGTGGTCGATGAGGCCTGGGCCGTGTCCGAAGAATGCGTCGATGAGGGTTTCGCCCCGGCGCAGATCGCCCGACCCAACCCGATGCTGGCGATGTTCTCAACGGCTGGCACGACCGAATCCAAACTGATGTTGAAGTACCGGGAACAGGGTCTACGTCAGATCGACACCGGCGACGCCGGGCCGCTGTACTTTGCCAGTTACGAACCGCCGCCAGGTATGGACCCGATGACCCCCGACGCCTGGGCGTACGCCAACCCGGCGATGGGCCGCCACATCACCGTCGAAACCCTGCGCGACCGATCAAAGTCACCGAACCGTAACGCGTTTCTCCGCGGCCACGTCAACCTGTTCACCGTTCAATCGAACAGTTGGCTCGAGCCTGGCATGTGGTCCGAAATGGCCGACCCCAACCCGTTGCCTGCCAACGGGGTGCTGGCGATCGACTCATCGACCGACGAATCACGGTTCATGGGTGTTAGGGCCGTCAAGGACGACACCGGGAAGATTCGGGTAGCGGTTGAATTCAACGTCGACACCCAGGCGCAAATGTGGGCCGCGGTCGATCAACTGGTCACCGAGAATCCGCAGCTGCGGCTAGCGATCGTCCCCGCCCTCGAGTTGCATTGCCCACCAGCCCTCGAGCGGCGGCGCATCATCGTCGGGTACCGGGAACTGTTGAAATGGACCCTCGGCGTCAGGTCCTACATCGTGGACGGCAAGGTTGCGCACCAGGGTCACGCCAGCCTTTCAGAACACGTTGAACGGGCTGTCATGGTCAAGCACCAGGGCAGCGTCGCATTGTCCAGCACCAAGTCGCCCGGCGACATCACCCTGGCGCGTTGCATGGTGTGGGCTGTCGCACTCGAGTCGCGGCCCGGGCAGACAGGCAAACCGCTGTTGGTCGTCGCCCGTTAGTAACGTGGCGATCGGGCCCCGCCTTTCGTCGGGACTGGCGGGGTCCACCATCGACCGGCGTTTCGTGGCAGACTAAGACGCATGGCAGTTTTCAATCGGGTGAAGAAAGCGGCGATTAGCCCTATGCCCGCTGCCCCCGCTAAGGCCGCGGCCGCTGGCGGCTACTACGCCAACAACCAGGGCATCAACATGATCGGCCAGTACTACTCGTACGTTGAGGGCGACATACGCAACCGGCTGATGCAAATCCCTACGGTGTCACGCGCCCGCGATCTTCACGCGTCAATCATCGGCACGCTCGATCTGAAGATGTACACGCGCATGTGGAACGGGCAAGAAATGGAAGAGGTCTACCTTGCGCCGCGCGCCTGGCTGCAACAACTAGACCCAGAAATGCCCAACAGTTACTTGTTCTCATGGCTGTTAGACGACCTCATGTTTTTCGGCCGCGCGTTTCTGTACATCACCGCACGCACCGCGGACGGCTACATGGCGCAAGCGACACGCCTACCGGCAGGGTCAATCACGACCGAAGACATGGCGGGCCCGGTGTGGTTCGGCAAATCCAAAGCCATTTTTTTCCAAGGCGGCGAACTAGACCCCGCCAACGTCGTGCAATTCATCAGCCCGGTGCAGGGCCTCATCTACTCATCGACCACAGCGATGGAAACCGCGCTCAAGATCGAAGACGCACGCAACCGCAACGCCTCAAGCGCAATCCCAGCAGGCGTATTGAAACAAACAGGTGGCGAACCGTTATCAGCGCAAGAACTCGCCGACCTGGCGGCCGCATTCAACGCAGCTCGAGCAACAAACCAAACCGCTGCACTCAACGAATATTTGACGTACGAACCGTCGACCGCGACACCGGACAAAATGCTGTTGATCGAATCCAGCAACTACAGCGCACTCGAAATGGCCCGGGCATGCAACGTGCCCCCGTACCTTGTTGGTGTCAGCACCGGGTCGTATTCGTACCAATCGTCAGAACAAGCACGCCGCGACCTATGGCTGTTCGGCACCAAGATTTACGCGCAATGCATCGAGGACTATCTAAGCCAGCAACTGCCCCGCGGCACATACGTCGAATTCGACTCGGAAGAATACCTACTCGATTCTGAACAGCCCGAAATGGTTGTCGAAGAAAACACCCAGGAGTCACTCGCATGATTCAATTCAACGCACGCCAGGTGACCGTCGCAGCCGCCGCCGCTGACGGCACACCCCGCCGCACGATCACAGCCGTTGCCGTCCCCTACGGCGAATGGGCAACCGTCTCGGACGGCACCCAGGTCATGTTCCAGGCAGGCAGTCTCCCGATCGACGGTGAACCGCCGCGCGTGTTCATGTACCACGACCCGACCAAGCCGGTCGGCCTCGTCGCCGAACGCATGGACACCGGCAACGAAATGCTGGCAGAAATGCGCATCAGCAAAACCGCCCTGGGCGATGAGGCCCTGATCCTCGCCGCGGACGGCGTCATGGCCGTCTCGGTCGGGGTCGACCCGATCGAATTCACCGAAGACGCACAGGGCCGCGTGACCGTCACATCAGCAATTTGGCGCGAACTTTCCCTGGTGCCGATCCCCGCGTTCGCCGGGGCACAAATCACCCAGGTGGCCGCCAACGCGCCTATCCCACAATCCGACGAAACCGCAAGCAATAATGAACCCAACGAACCTGCAAAGGAGTCCGAAGACATGGAAGCACAGCCCCAGCCGGAGACGATCGAGGCATCGGCCGAACTCGTTCCGACGCACCCGATCTACGCGCAGCCCAAGCGCAAGTTTGACCTGCCGACGCCCGGCGAATACCTCGCCGCAATGCACATCGGTGGCGACACTTTCCGCAACGTGTCCGCAGCTGCACGCGAGTACATGGTAAGCAAGCAGTCCGCATTCGAGGCCGCGGCCGGTACGGGTGGCGACACGAACACCGAAAATACCCCGGGCCTCATTCCGGTTCCCGTGTTGGGTCCCACGTTCGAAAATCTGAACTTCATCAGGCCGACCGTGGCTGCCGTGGGCACCCGCGCGATGCCTGACGGTGGCAATCAGAAGACGTTCATTCGTCCGACCTGGACGACCCACACCAGCGCAGCCGCGCAGGCCAACGAACTGGCGGCCGTTTCGGCGACGTCGCCCGTGATTGCCTCGAACGTCATCAGCAAAACGACCGTCGCGGGAGGGGTGACCCTTTCGGTTCAGGACATTGACTTTACGTCACCCGCTGCACTCGGGATCATTCTCAACGACCTTGTCGGCGAGTACGGCCTGAAGACCGACGACATCGCATGCGACGCGATCACGTCGGGTGCCAGCGCGTCGGGTTCAACCTGGACGTTCAACACCACCGACCCGTCGACGTTGTTCGCCGCTCTCTACGACGCGGCCTACGACATTCTCAACGCGACCAACTTCCTGCCCGACCACATCTTTGTGGACCCGAACACCTGGAAGTTGATGGGCCAGCAAATGGACGCCGACAAGCGTCTTGTGTTCCCGTACACCGGCGCAGCCGGACTCATGGGTGTCAACGCCGCAGGCACGTCGAACATCACCAGCATGTCGACGTTCAACCCGTTCGGCCTCACCTTGATCGCCGACCGCAACTTCGCAGCCAACACAATGGTTGTGGCACGCGGCCAGGCAATCGAGTTCTACGAACAGGTTCGCGGCCTCATGTCGGTCGAAGTGCCCAGCACGCTCGGTCGCACGTTTTCGTACTACGGGTACGTTGCCACGTTCATCGCAGACAGCCAGCAAGTCAAGTCGATCACCGTCAGCCCCTGATCGGGGCTGGCCGTGAGCGTCTACTCGATCACATACGCGCAACGGACTGACGATTACGGCGTCGTCACCCTGTTGACCAACGCCCCGGTGAACGTCGGCGACCAGGTCACGGTCGCCGGACTGAACCACGGGCTCAACGGGACGTACCAGGTATATGCAATTCCGCAGTACCTGGTTACGTCCGTTGACCAATACGGGCAGCTTGTCTTCAACCCCAACGTTCCGATTGCCAACCAGATCGCGTTTTACGACGCGGGCACCGATGTCGCTCGAGAGGCCGTCACCCCGTACGGCACCCTGACAACCGGGGTTTGCACCTGGATTGGCTGGGAAGACATCGCCGACTGGCTCGGCATTTCTGTCGCCACCCAGGCCGACGAGGACTTTCTTGACGCATGCGCCGACGCGGCCAACAGTTTCTGTTACCGCCGCCGCCAAGAGGCCGGGTACGCCGACAGCCTGACGACCGTCCCGAACGACGCCGCCCGCCTCGGCACGATCCAATATGGCGGCATGTTGTACAGGCAGCGCGGCAGCATCGACTCCTTTGCCCAATTTGACACCAACGCCATGAACCCCGTAACGGGCCTGTCAGGCGTCATAAAGCAACTGCTGGGCATTGACCGCCCACAGGTGGCGTGATGGCCGTAGCGGCCTATACAGACCTGTTCAACGAGACGCTGGACGACCTTGCCAGCGTAATCGGGACACGGACCGGGCTGCCGGTCGTCACCGACCCACGAAACCTGCAACCCCCATGCGTGTTCATCGACGCACCGCGGTTCACAGCCTGGTCATCGGCGATCGCCAAAATGGACTTCCCGGTACGCGTCATCAGCCTGGGCCCCAACAATTTGGACGCCCACCGCAACCTGCTGAATATGGCCGCCCTGCTACTCACGGCAGGCGTCGGCGTCACGGACGGCCGCCCAACGGTGGCAATCATCGGCGGCGTCGAACTACCCGCCTATGATTTGACCATCAGCATTCAAGCCCAGGCCGCATAGGAGAAACCAATGGCAAAGATCATCAGCCCCCGCGTCGGCACACCGGGCGACGAATTCGACGAGGACGCAGCTGCAGCCGCAGGCGTCAACGTGCAGGCGTTGATCGACGGTGGTTTCATTTCCCCCAGCAAGCCCGCAAAACCTGCTAAAACAAAAGACACCAGCACCGAGGAGTAACACCTATGGCAACTAGCACCGTCCTTTCTAACCCGGTCGTGACCGTCAACTCGGTCGACATTTCCGATCAAGTCACCAGCGCGGTCTTCCATCAAAATGTGACCGAGCTGCGCGCGACGGCGTTCGGCGATGTTTCCGAGAAGTACGTTGCCGGATTGGGCGAGTACTCGGTCGAACTCGAGGTGTACCAGTCGTTTGCATCGACCGAAACCTGGGCAACCCTCAAGGCCC